CGCCTGCCGTCACGTCGCTGGCGTCCTCGTGGAACAAGCCCGCCTTCGTCCCCTTCGGATAGATGCCGCGGACCTTCATCGGATCCCAGACGACGAGCCAAATGGAATAATTGTCGGTGCCGGTTCCGCCGGCGTCGATGATGTTCTGGCCCGTGGTGGTATTGCCCGAGATCGCGTTGAAGCGGGGGGCAAAGCCGGTGAATGCCTTGGGCGATGCGGCCGCGTTGCCGTAGAAGAGGTTGGTGGTGAACGCCTGGTTCATCGCCTCCATGAAAGCGGCCGCCTCGGACAGGCGGAACTGCGCCACGTCGCCGGAAAGGATGGCTTCCTTGCGGTCGACCTCGGAGAAGCCTTCCAGCATGGCCGCGCCTTCGTCGAACTGGCTGACCTGGCTCTTGGAGCGCGGCACGCCTTCGTTGAGGGCGCGGAAGCTGACGCCGGGCAGGCCAGCGCGGACGGTCGTGCGATCGCCGGTCGGCAGATTGCCCTCGACCCAGGTGATGTCGTCGAGGACTTCGTTCTCCTGGTTCAGGAGCTCCGCAATCCGCGCGATTTTGCCGTCGGGGTCGAGCCGCTTGGCGATGTCGACCAGAGTGACGACCGTGTTGCCGAGAACTGCCATTGTCTAAACTCCCTTCCCTCAGCCCTTCGGGCCGTAAAAAAGCTCTGCGTCTGATTTCTTGCCGCGCCCGCCCTGATCCCCGCGCGGGAAACTCGCGTCCTCGGCGATCACGCTGCCGACCTTGGCGACGAACCGGATCATGTCGGGATGATTGCCGAGCCCGCTATCATCGAGCAGGTTGCGAAGCGGCGAGCCTTTCGGGAAACCGAGCGTGTCGAGCGCCTTGGCCGCCGTCTGCAGCGTGCCGTCCCATTTCGCGCCGCCGATTTCCGGATCGGCCTTGGCTTCCTCGAGCCACGCTTTGCGTTGCTCCGCGATGCCGCCGATCAGCTCCTGGTCGCGCTGCTCGACAATGCGCTTGGCAAACTGGCCGGCGACCGGAATGAGCTTCTGCGCCTGCTCGTTCGACAGGCCCAATTCCTTGAACACGGGCGTAGCCGCGGCGACCGCCTCGGGATCGAGCTTGTCGAAGCCTTCGGGCGGGGTCAGCTCGTAGGTCTCGGGAACGTTGGGTTTCGGAGCGGCATTCGGGTCCGCATTGGGATCGGCGCCCGGATCGGGGTCGCCATTGCCAAGCGCGGTCGGCTCGGCGGGCGGGTCCGCCGGAGGATCGCCAGCAGGCGCGGGATCGGCAGGCGGGTCACTCGGCGCTGGAGTCGCCGGCGGGTCCGTCGGGTCTGATGTCGGAGTAGGGGTCGGTTCGTCTGCCACTTGCGGTCCTTTCAGAGGGTGGGGATTGCGCTTCTTCGCGAAGCAACTGAATCAGCGTGAGCGTTGGATTGCCGCTGCTTCCCTGGACTGGCTGTGCCGCTTCCAGGAGGCGAAGAATTTCTAACCCCAGGCTCCTGCGCCCATTCTCGTAGAAGGTGCGCTGATCGGACCCGTTGGCCGTGGCCGCGAATATCCCGGCCATTTGAATCACGCGCAACAACAATCTGCGGAAGCCAGGACGCTCCATCAGGTCGAAGAGATCGGCCTTCTCCTGGTCGGTGAGGTTCATTCGTCCTCCGCCTCGACCAGCATCCGGTGCTCATGGCGGCGCATCGCGCCGATCATCAGCGAACGGTTGTGAATCTCTGACCGCGCCAGCCACGGGAACCCGTCGCGGGCTATCGCCGTAATCGCGATCATCGAAAGCTTGCCGGCGCGCGCCTCCGCGAGGGCTTTCTCAAGGCAGTCGATCACCCCGGGGTTGGCAGGCTCAAGCGGAATTTCGCGAATATCCGGCTTCATACGCGCCCGACGATTTTGAGCGCCCGGCAGAATGCTTCGAACCACACAGCCGACGGCGGGATCATCACCAACAGACCGGGAAATGCAGTTGGCCGAATCCGCGCGAGGCGCTCCACCTCGCGGTCGTAGAGACGCCACGACAAGCAAAAGGCCCTGAGGGTCCGAATCAAAGCCCCGGCCCGCCGACAAGGTTCTGGACGCTGCCGCCGTTCTGCGCCGCCTCTGACAGGAGGCGCGCTGCATCCGCGCCGTCCTTGGCCGCAGGCATGGCCGCTGCGATGCGCGCGTTCTGGGCGTCCTGTGCCCGCTGTTCGCGAAGCTGCTCGACCTCATCGTCCGAGCGGATGATCTTCGGCGGCGAGCCCGCCCGGTCGGCGTAGTCGTCGATCGCCTCATCAACGTTGAGCTTGTCGGCCGCTTCTGGGAATGCGGCGGCGAGATTGCCGATGAAGCTGGTGACGCGCTCGGTCTGGCCGAGGCCGATCATGCGCTGCATCTGCGTAAGGATCGAAACGAAGTCGATCTTGAGGCTCTTGCCCTGCAGCTCGTCCGGCGCCGGCGGGATGATGCCGAGGCGGCTCATGATGCCGAACGTCCGGTCGATCGCGACCTGCAGCTTCTCGCCGTTGACGCGCTCGATCACCGGCCCAAGCTGCGTCATCTTCTCTTCGTTGCGCGACGCGATCTCTTCCACGTTGCGGGGCTGAATCCCTTCCATGTTGGTGATCGCCATGAAGAGGTCGGCGTAGGACACTTGGTCGATCGAGCGCGTGCACCGCTCGATGTCCTGCATGATCGCATTGATCGCCTCGGGCGGGATTTCGTAGGGGACGATCACTTGGTCCTTGTCGACCGAGCCGACGGAGACGACGTTGCCCGCCTGCCCCGTCAGCTTCAGCGTCGAGGGAACGATCTTCTCCGGCTTGACCAAGAAGGCTGTCGCTTCGGTCTTGCGCTTGGTCTGGAGCTGCAGTTCGCGAAGGTCAGGAAGCGCCTCCATGCCCGGTGACGAGCCGTAGGTGTCGCCGCCGATCGCGTCCCACCGCGGCGCCCAGAACGGCTGTTCGTTGAAACCCTCGACCCGCAAATAGCCGTTGACGGGATCTCCGTCCTGCTCGTCCCAATAGAATGACCGCCACGGCTTCCCCTTGGCCGTCATAAGGTCGATGTTCTGCTCGTCGTTGGGCTCGATCGCGTGCCAGACGCGCACGATCTGCTCGTAATCGGAGCGGTCGTACTGGTCCCTGACCCGCACCGACACCTTTTCGAGGCCGAACGACTGGACCGCCTGGTGAACGGTCATCCACGCCTTGCGGTAAAGCGTGTCCGGCTTCGCGTTGTCGCCGAGCGCGATGTAATATTCCCCGACGGTCAGCGGGTGGCAGACAGCGCCTTCGACCGGATGCTCGACCATCACGCACGCTTCGGTGCCGAACATGCCGAGCTCGGCGTAGCCGGACTTCGCGGCGGCGTAGAAGTTGGTCTCGGCAAGGAAGGCGTACATCCTCACTTCGACGTCGGACAGCCATTCCCTAACGCTCTCGGACTGAAGGTCGTCCTCGTTGTAGGCGGTCAGCCGGAACCACGGGCGTGATGGAGACGACAGCCCCGAGGTCATCCCCGCCGCGAGCTTGCGGAAGGCGAGGATCCCATGGCCGTTGTAGATCGCCCGGTTCGACCTGCGGAACTGGCGATCATTGTCGCCGTAGAGGAACTTCGAGCGGGAGGGCTGCGCGTGCTGCGCGATCTCCTTCCATTCGGCCTCATAAGGAAGTCGCGCCGCCTGGAGGCCGCTCAGCCGCTTAGCTGCCCGTTCGCGTAGGGTGAGGCTCATCCGCCGAGGACTGTGGAGGTCGTCGAGGGCGAGCCCAGATTGAGCGCGCCCGTGAAGGCCGTCGCGGCCATTGCCCGGCGCTTCCTCGCGATCTCGTCGGCGCGGTTGACGTCGGCGGCCCCGTTATCGGGGAGGCGGATCGCCTGGCGCTGCGCCGGTTGGGGGGCAGCGGGCGGAGTAGGAACGGACGGCGCCTTGAAGAAGCACATGGCGCAACGGCTAACCTGACCGCGGGCCGCGTTGAATCGCGCTAGACCGGCTTAAACGCGACGGCCGCGCCCACTCCGGTTGTGGACTGCGTGAAGCCGTCGTTGGTGAAATTGCCGGTAAACGTCGGCCAGGTGCCAAACGTGCCGGTCTTGGCGAGACCGATGGCATTGGCCGCGTTCGCGAGAATGTTGGCCGAGCTCGGCGCCCCGACAAGCCGTTGTAGGAATACCGTCGAAACGTCCGGCGCGATGAACGCTACCGATGCGCCGTTGGTGTCCGCCTGCACGCCGAACCAGTAGAGACTGATGGCAAGCGCCAGGTTGACGCTGGCGATGTCGATCAGGCCGGCCGAGGCGGTGCTCTGACTCGCCGAGGTGTAGAGTGGCGCGCCGGTCGGCATGTTCGTCGATGGGTCCGCACCATAGACCGAAAGCTGGAAGTTGCCGGAGGCGGAGGTCGTATTGATGCGCACTGCCAGGTCGGCGATCGTGACGGCCTTGCGGATGCCGCCAGGAACGAGCCGGATCGTTCCCGCCGCTGCTGCCGCTCCGCCAGCCAGCCGCTCGAAGCCCTCTGGCACGTGCCAGGAGCCCGAAGCGTACGGGACCAGGAGCGAGCTGCTGCTGCCTCCGCCGCTGTAGCCGCTCATGTGCGGTAATCCAGGTTGAAGTCGGTAACGTCGCCGACTGCGACTGCGGCAGTGTCATTGTCCGCGGCACCCTTGACGATGCGGTAGCCGAGCCCGTTGATGAAATATTCGTTCATGTCGAGAACGACGCCTTGCCCCGCCGGAATCGCGATGCGCTTGCGCGGCGTGTCCGTCGATGCGGGGGCCGTCGCCTTGTCGTAGAGCTTGATCCTCACGACCACAGTCGAGGCATTGTAGGCGAGTAGCTGGAGCAGCCGCGTCGGGGCGGCGGTTACGTTCGTCGCATTGTCGCTGGCCGCGGATGAAGCGAAGCCCGAGGTCGTGTTTGCCGGGAGGTCAGCCATCAAGAGCATCCTTCAGCATGTCGGCGAAGTTCCTGGCTTCCGCGCCGGTCCTGTGTTCGCGCCTCGGCGGGTCTCTGAGCGGGCCGATCCTGAGGCGAGGAACCGGGCGCTTCTCGGTCATCACCTGAAGCCCAGGAGGGAGATGATCGCGATGACGATGATCACGAGCTGGAGGGCGAGCGTGACGCGGCCATCGAGGGGAAGCAGCTGCACCAAGTAGAGCAGCAGGATCACGACGAGGACGGCGACGAGGAGCGAAACCAGCATGGCTCGCTCATGCCTCCCTCAGCCTTGCGGTTGAATCGCGGGAAGCGTAGAGGCGCGCGCCATGAACCGGAGCGCCGCCCTGGCCGTGATGCTCGCCGCCTTCGGCCTGTTCGTGCTCGAGCTGCTGTTCCGGGCGGAGGTCTGGCAATGGCACTGGCATTGGTTGCCGCGCGCGCTGCGGACGGTCATCGGCAATGGCATCGCTGAAACGGTTACGCTGGTAATCGGGCTAGGCGCGGCGTTCTTCTGGCTTCGACCGAGCTACCGATAGAGCTCAGCGTACAGGTCCGGTTCGTCTGTGGGGCGAGCGGCACGCTCTAGATAACCCGGCAACGGCCGAGGCATCACCGGCTCGGCGAAGGTGCATGCAAGCGCGTCAGCATCGTCCGGAGACGCGAGGCCTCGCCGCTTCATGTCCTTCTTGCTTTCCAGCTGGATAGAAACCTGATCGGCCGCGTAGCCGTATTCCGGCCCGATCATATCGTTCTCGACGGCCTGATCGTCGGGGATTGCTCCGCCTTCGAGCCAAGACCGCATCGCGCACCATATCTCGGCCCGCTTGTTGACCGTTTTCACGCGGACGTTGTGGCCCCACGATACCTCTCGGCCTTTCCCGCCGAACCAGACCTCGAACACATTGTCCACGCCGAGCTGGCGCAGCCGATCGATAACTGCGGCGCCGATGCTGCCGGCATCGACGAAGATTGCATCCGGCATCCAGCGCTTGGCGGCGACCGCAATCTCCCCCGCCAGCGCCATCGCGTCGATCTGATGCCAGCGCTGCCACTCTCTCGACCGCGCATCGCGGCCGCAGCGGATCGCCAGTGTGGAATGATCGTCCCCGAAGCGGGCGCAGTCGACGCCGAAAATGACGGGGTCGGTCGGCAATACTGTGATTTGGCGCTTGCGGGCCTCCGATGCGACCTCGCTGGAGATGAATTGGAGCGTGCCGGCCCTAGGAAACTGGCCTTTGACGCGGACCCTCACGAAATCGCTGTCGTCGCCGTATGTCTCGATCCAGCTGGCCAGCAATTCCTTGTTCGTCCGCTTCACTGTGCGGCTGTCGATTTGGCGGCTTGTCCACTGAGAGCGGAAGCGGCCGGCGATCAGCTCCTTAAAGCGACCGGCGTTACGCGTCGGATTGCCGTACACGAGCCACAGTATCTCGGTCTCGGCATCGGTCATGCCGCCAGACGCGACCTCGTAGATCGGATCGATGATCGCTGAGCCTTCGTCGAACAGGTAAATCACTCGCTTGCCGGCGTTATGCAGACCGGCGAAGGCCTCGGTGTTCTGCGCACTCCACGGTATTGAGTCGATGCGCCAGGTGCGGTCATGCCCCGGCTCGGTCGAATGGATGCTGGTCGCCTCGACGGCGAACATTTCCTTGAGCAGTTCGAATTGCAGGAGCCCGTGCCACTTCATCAGCTCGGGCCATGTCTTCGTGCGAAGCTGCGTATCCGTGTTCGCTGTGACGACGCCGCGGGTGTCCTCGAAGGTCATGATCGCCCAGAGGATCATCCACGCGACTTCCGTTGACTTGCCGATGCCATGGCCGGAGGCGGTCACGTCCTGGATAAGCTTGAACGGATCGGCCCTAAGCCGCTCGCCAATCGAGCGGAGCTGGTCGCGCTGCCAATCGTCAGGCCCCGTCTCATTCGCCAGCACCGTGCCCGGGACGCCCCAAGGGAATGCCCAAAGCACGAAACCCAACGGATCGTGACTAAACTTGCCCAGATCGGAAAGGATTTCCGCCTTCAGTTCGTGGGGCTGCATCCGCCTCGCGATGGCGGAAGCGGCGGAGACATTGAATCGCAGCGGCGAGGCTTAGGCGGCGGTCTTCAGCCTGGCCAATAGATTGCGGACGCTGGAGGGATACCATTGCACGCCTCGGGGCGTGAGAACGCCTTCCCTGTTGAGCGCCTTGGCGAGTGAGCAGAGCGACGTGTGGCCCTTCGCGCGCATCTGCTCGATGATCGGGCGGAGCCGCTCGGCGTGGATCTTCGCCTTCTCCTGGATTGCGGCCGTACCGAGAGCATGCCCTCGGCCGGCGCGGACAAACGCTGCGGCACCGTTCGGATTGCCGAGTTTCGTTCCGCGAGCTTTCGCCGCCGCCAGTGCCTCTTTCGTGCGAGAGGAAATGGCCTTGCGTTCAGCCTGGGCGACAGCGGCCATGATGTGCACGGTGAGTTCGTTGGCTTCCGGCATGTCCACTGCGATGAACCTGACGCTGCTGTCCTGCAGGGTCGCGAGGAAGGCAACATTGCGGCTCAGGCGGTCCAGTTTGGCGACGACAAGCGTGGCGCCAGTGATCTTGCACCGCTCGATCGCTTTGATGAGTTCGGGCCGGTCGTTCCGCTTGCCGCTTTCGATCTCTTCGAACGGCGGCGCGATCAGGGTGAACCCGCGAGCCTCGCAGAACGCCTCGACGGATGCTCGCTGAGCTTCGAGCCCTAGCCCGCTCGCGCCCTGTTTCCTGGTCGACACGCGGTAGTAGGCGACCGCCTTTTTCATGTCTCCGCCCTTCCGTACAAACTCTTCTAACGCACGTTAGCTGATTTTGTACCTTAGAGCGAGCGAATTTCGAGCTGCGGCCAGATAGCGCCTACCTTCATACGTAGGAGCTTTTCACTGGCTAGGATAAGACCGTTCCCTTCTCTTCTCTTTATTGCGGTCGCAATGCGAACCGCTATGGGAACCGCAATGCGGTGCGCTAAGCGCATAAGACAGTAGAGGGGAAATGGTCATTCCGAACCCTCGGCAGAGCCTTGGGCGCGCTTCCGGGCGGCTTCGAGTAATTGCGCGGCGCCGAGCGTTTCGCCGTTGGAAGTGACATCCAGCTTGGGGCTGTAGCTCTTCGGCTTCAGCATCTGGGCGGCCTTGATCGCGGTATCGACCAGGAGCTTGCGATGCCCGAGCATATCCTCCCGGCGAATCTCGGTAACGGTGCCTGTGCATTTGCCGTTCTCGAAGACCGGCCGCTCTGTCTCGATCGTGCCAATCATCGGCGTCTCGGCGACCTCAAGCGCCCGCTCAAGCCTGGCCTCGACACCGACTTCGCGGGCGCGTGCGACTTTTTGCACCAAGCTGTCAGCGGCGGCAGG